ATATCCACCCCATATACCGGACGGGATTTTAGAACCTAAAAGGCACAATTGCTTTAGTAATCAAGGAGTTATACGGAAATAAGGGCTTAGGTAGTACCAAATTAGGGACTACTACAGAGGGTATTTGGAGGTAAGTTACTGTTTTAGAAGGGTTTTATGTGGGACTACCTATAGCGACTCAAGGTAGTTAGTTGTTTCGAGGTAAAAGAACCCCAACCCAGAGCCTTTAAGCTTTAGGTTTGGTTCCGTTTACTTAGGGAACTTAGTTGCTCCTTCGGTAGATCGCCATTAACGCAATTGGACGAACTCGACTGCCTTCTACTAGCGTGTAGTCCACCCCCTGTTCAGTCTTTAGAACTCAGATGTGCCGTGGGGTATCTTTTTGCACTTTAAGCCTTGAGCGGTGAGGGATGCTTTCGCAGGACATATCCTTCAAGGCCGAGCAATTTCTTGCGTTCTGGATTATAATCTCTCACAGGCCATTTTACAAGCGAGAAGGACTCCTTTATACTCCAGCCAATCACCTAGCATAATTGGAGCTACTATGAAATATATCTTGCTTTTAGCGTTATCTGTACCCGCCCTGGCAATGGGCCAGTCTTTAGAAGAAACAGGCACACTCCATCGGTGGGATTACGTTGATTTGGTAATGGGTATCCTTTCTACTATGGGTGGCGGTGCTGCACTAGCGGCCTACGTCCCACTAAAGATTCAAAAAGCAATACCTGGTGTCCGAATGCTGATTAACCTTGTTGGTCAGAACTTCCGAAACGCAAAAAACAGTGAAGACTAGCCATGACCGAGGTGGACGTTGTCGGCATGGCCTCTGCTATGGTCATTGCCTTGTCTGGAGGTATGGTTGTGCTCTGGCGGAATAACCAAGCTAGTTTAAAAGATCGAATCGATCACACAGCCCAGCAGCTTCTAAACTGCGAAAAGCACCACAGGGACGCAATGCAGATAATTGTTGCCCTAAACAAAAGAGTCGCCAATCTTGAAGGCTTTGCCCAGCGCAAGCATGGTGATTTCGTAAGAAAGGACGACCAATAATGAAGGCAGTTGCCAGCTTTGTGTTAATCCTAGTTATTGCACTTACTGTAGCGTCAATCCCTTGGTTTATTATTGCACAACCCGAAAAGACCTTAGTCTTTGATTGGAAACAACCGGTTAACAGAGTTGACGGTTCAATGCTGCTTTCTAGCGAGATTGCAGGCTACGAATTAATAGGTGGCGGCCTTTTTGCAGAGATATCAAGAGACTCTGAGACTTACACAGCGTCAAATTACACAATACCAGAGGAGGGAGCTTGTTTTTCGTTAGTGACGAAAGACACATTAGGTAATCGCAGCGAGCCAGTCACGGCTTGCATTGCTGCCATTCCTAGCGCACCTTCATCTTTTACAGTAAAAATTCAATGATAGAGAAATTTACTAAATTAATTGAAGATGCTGGCGGCTATGTAAATCCAGACCTTAAATTACTAGTTGGTGATGAGGCAAAGCATGGAATGGTAAGTTTGGAAGGTGTTGATAATGACGTTTTGTCAATTATAGCGCCTTATACATTAGCAGAACCAAAAGAGCGTTCTGGTCCTTGGATAGAGTTTCTTGAAAGTCTGGGTTATAACTGCAAAACAGATGATTTCTTTTTAGCTAATTCATTTAACTGCGGTTTCATGCCTTTACTTGGTGCTGCAAACCATAATGAAAATGGTGGAAAGCTAGTAGAGTCGAAAGATTCTTTTGAATTATACGGTATAGATTTTACCTACCATAAAGGCGCAATTTTTAATGAGTAAAGAGTTTTTACAAGGTAAAGTTGGTACTGGGGTTCGCGCAGCATGGGTTGGGGAAAAGACAACAACCAGTTTTGCGGTTTACGTTCTTGTAAGGAATATGTCTAGCCAAGCCTACAATGCTATTCACGACACATCGTTAACCAACGTAGGTACGCATTTAATAAACACAACAAACGCGACTATAGGATGTAAAAACATTACCACTGGTGTGGATGTTCCTGTTACTGGGGTTGATTTAACTAACGACCCGTTAGTCCATAGCGACCCAGACTCAAGGAATTGGTATGGGTTGAGGATTCGCAGGTTTAATTTCACTGGGTTAAAGGAAGGCACTAATTACACGGTTGAGCCTTACACAAACACAGTGGCTGCGAACGATCCGTCAATCGGAACGCTAAAAAGCTTTCAGTTTGAGGTTAGGACGTTAAGCAGTTCTGTGATAAGCGGAATGCACTACGGCTGTGATAAATTCAGATGGGTTTCTGCTGGTAGCAACAGTATGTATTTAGGGTTTGGCGACAAACCTTCTTGGTTTGATTGTGCTGATATCCAACATGATCTAAATGTTGACCTTTGTGTTAGCCAAGATGACATGATGTACTCAATAAGCTCTGTTAACGCCCCTGAGACTAACAAGTTAAATTGGATTGATCCTGTAAGCCTAACTTCTGATACAGTAGATAATGCTGAATTTTACATTACTGGTGGTAGAATTCGAGATGCCGTTTTAAATGTTGAAGAGCAAACAACTGCTTTTCAGTATAGCTTAGTAGGTGAGTTCTTTAGCGCAATGCTTGCTCCAGCACCACTGGCTACAGCCATGAGAGCTAGCCTAGAGAGCACTGATGCGGGTGACCATTTAGCAACACTCAACAATTGCAATTTTAATATAGCTGATGATAAGTTTGGTTTAAACACAGCGGTTGGTTCAAATATAGATAACCAACCGCCAAACAGTGCATTTTTGGTAGATTATGGGTTAAATAATTTAAGCGGAACAAAACCCACTGATACTTCGACAGTAAATTACCTTCATGGGGGAAGCGGAAGTGCATCAGTAAGCGATCCCTTTAACCCATCCACTGCCTGCTACAACAACACCATTACTGACCTGCAATCAATGGCAACAATGCAAGTCAATCATAAAATCTTAATGGAATACTTTTTTGGCAGAACGACTGGAGTTCAAGAAGACGGCAGTGCAAGCTACAAGAATTTATGGACTGAGCATCCTTTAGGTGTTGCAGGCCTTAGTATTCCAGCGTATGCCGGTTCTGGGTTTTGGCGCAAGAGAGAACATCCGTTAGTTGATATGATTTATTTAAACACTGGATACCATGCGGATTATTGCGGTAACGGTATTGGCGATGCAGTATTAAACAACCCGTGGACAAATTTAAGGGCTTACCCAGCGACAAACAATGAAACGGTTGGGCCAGTTCAAAAAGCATGGCTTATCAATCAAATACAAAACAGCACAAAGGATTTTATTGTTATATTTTGTGGTGACTGCGTTCAACCAGTTAATCAAGCACCTGACGGAAGCCCTGGTGACGCTCAAGGCGGTATTTACGGACAAACTGATGGTTGGGGTCAAACAAGCAGAACTGAAATGATTTCTACATTGGAATCGTTGCAGGCGGTTACAAACAAAGGAATACTTGTTTTAACCAGTGATCACCACACCACTTGCATGACTAACACTAACACAGATCAGACTGTTGGACATTCAAACATACTCCAATTGCTTTCTGTTACCGGTTGGGGTGGGGCTTTAAGGCGATTTACAAGTAATGATACAGGTTTTGTTGGTCAATACACAGATTTTGAGCCTGCTAACTCATTAAATTCTCCCAGAGGTATTTCTCGCTTTATCGTTACCGAAAAAGAAATGGTTGCTTATAATGTTGAAGCAATGATAGGTAATAACTTAAATTCAGATGTTGCAGTGTTCAAAAAAGGCGCGGATCGGTGGGTTTTTGAAGATAGGTCTACACACAAATATTTTAAATCATTGGCAATTGGCAATGGTCTTGCCAGTGTTAAAACAAATTAAAGGTAATTTACAATGGGAATGTTTAGGTACAAGTTTAAAAGTGTTGGCGCAACAAATTTGTTTGGTCACGGCATTTCAGGCAATGGTATAGCTACCGTCAACCATTCAGCTTCACCGCATTTTGATTTTTATCAAGGCAATACTTTTTTATTCCGTGTTACCGGAGTTATTTTTTTTATAGGAGCGAAAGGCCCGCACGTTTCTTTTAATGTGGACACATCAGTTGCGGGTTCTGTCATTTCGTATTCTGATACAACATGGCCTGCTAATTTGGACCGCCTCAGAACATATAAGGCTTCTGACGGTTCGACTTTTGGGGCTGATGTTACTTCAGCTACTTTTGATACGACTGGTCAACAAACTTCTATTAATTATGAAAATGGCGGAAGTCAATCGAGATTTTTAAGTATCAAGGGAGACTCGACAACACAAACCACATCAACAAGTTTAGATAATGTAGATATTGTTGCTGAATTTAGTGGCAACTTTACTCATGTAGAAATGGCTTACCCGTGGACTTTATGGGCACCTAACACAAACTACTCTGCGACCACAGGAAATGGATTTACTACTGGAAATATGTTTATTGCTCAAGAAACCGGCCAACAACCAAAAATCTACCGTCCTCTTGCAAACACTACGGGTGCAGCCGATTTTGATGCTTTTGTCGCGGCTAATTCATCGGAAATGACAGCAGCAATTAAAACCGACTTGTTGGGTGGGCAGGTTTTTGCAATAGAAACAGATTTTAACAACCCAGCGACAAATAGACCTGAGTTTAAAGCTACGCAAGGTACATCAGATATTATTCCTTTGTATGACGAGCCTTCAATATATATTAATACGGCTGCTGCAAGTGACGGAACTGGTTATTCTAGACAAAGCCCAAGAAATGTTGTTCCAACATTAAATGATAACGATGAAGTGTTGGTTATGGCTGGCTCTACAATAGGTGAAACTACTTTTACAAGTGACGCATTGCTTACAGCGCAGAATGGCGTAGTAGGCGGTGGTGGAAGCTCTACAGGAACTCCTAGGGCAAACATACCAATTCCATTAGGCAATGACCAGGCAACATCTGCTACATTTACTTTAGCTCCAAGCCAATCTAGACGCTACTACACTGCCCCTGAGCTTGCGTTTGGTGAGTTTGTCACAGCAGAGGTTCTTGGTGAAAGTGGTTATGAAAGTCTTGGTATTTTAATTAACCAAAACTCAGACTCTGGTGTCTTAACTAACAACTCAACACACACTCAAACCTACAAGATAACCAAATCTTTCACGCAATCTGAAACACGGGTGGAATACGATTAATGGCTAGAGTAACTTACATCTCAGCAAGTAAATCAGAAATAGTAGGATCTGAGTTTACATTACAACCATCAGAAAGTAGGCGTTTCTATTCTCGACCGCAACTTTTAACTGGTGAGTTTGTTAAAGCGCAAGGCCGCTCAGAATCTGGTTTTAACTCTCTTGGAATTTTAATTAACCAAGGCGATGATTCTGGGTTGCTAACCAACGAAACAACTCAGCCACGGGCTTTTAAATTAACTAAAAGTGCCACAACTCAAGATATTGAAATCCAATACGATGATTAAGACAAAAAGAAAAGTAAAGTTAACAAGCCAGCAAGAAAAGTTTATTGATTTAATGGCTAAGGGTTATCACGAAGGCAAAGATCCTTTGAAGATGACTATTGCTGACGCTTTTGCTCTTGCTGGTTATGCTCCAGACCCTGGTAATGCTTACAGGATGTATAAAAAGTTTAAAGATGTAATAAAAGAAAAAAGAGATGACTTGATTGACGAAAACCAAGTTGCTTCTTTAGCTACAAAAATCATTGAAGACATAATGATTGATAAAGAGAATAAACCTGAGATTAGATTGAAAGCAGCACAGGATATATTGCACAGAACAGGCTATGACAAACCAAGAGAGCTTAATGTAACACAAACCGTATCAGATTTATCTGATGCAGAGCTAGATGAACAACTATCGGATCTGATTGAATCATCGCAAAATGTCAAAAAACTTAAGCACGGCTGAAAAGCAAAAGCTCCTAAAGTTAATTCAGGAGAAAGAGGAAAGACGAAAGTTTAACCAGATAAAGGAGTGGGTTCCTTATGGTTGGCAGGAGTCTTTGTCTAATGCAACACTTGAAAACAATCAGTGTCTTGCAATGGCGGGTAACCGAGTTGGTAAGACGTACACTGGTGCAAGAATTACTGCCTGCCATCTAACAGGGATATATCCTGATTGGTGGAAAGGCAAAAGATTCACTAAGCCTATAAATGCTTGGGCTGCTGGTGCTAGTACAGTTACAACTAGAGATATTTTACAGAAAGAATTACTTGGTGATCCAGTTAATCAAGACATGAGGGGATCTGGTGCTATACCTAAAGACTTTATCCATAGTGTTGTTAGAAAACCGCAAATACCGAACGCAGTAGAGAGTATTGTAGTAAAGTTTCATAACGCTTTTGGCGTACACATTGGTGAGTCTGTTGTGTCGTTTAAGTCTTATGAAATGGGTGAAGAGAAGTTCATGGGTTCTTCTCTTGATTGGATTTGGCTAGATGAGCAGCCAGCACAGAACATATACACTCAGTGTCTTACTCGGACACTGGACAAAAGGGGGTACGTCATGATGACGTTTACTCCTGAAAGTGGAATGACACCAGTTATAAGTCAGTTTATGAACGACAGAAAGCCTGGTCAGTTCTTAATACAGGCAGGGTGGGATGAAGCGCCTCACTTAGATGAGGCCGCTAAAGAGCAGATATTAAGTCAGTATCTCCCAAACGAAAGGGATATGAGGACAAAAGGTCAGCCGGTATTTGGTAGAGGTATGGTTTTTCCATACTCATTGGACAAACTTGTTGTTGATGATTTCCCAATACCTGATACTTGGCTCAAAATATGCGGTATTGACTTTGGGTTTGATCACCCAACAGCTATTGTTTGGGGAGCAATAAACCCAGACAATGGTTGTTTTTACATTTACGATGAATACAGAGAGTCAAGGCAGACTCCTACAATGCACTCAATAGCTTTAAAGGCTAGAGGGTCTGAGCCACCAGTTGCATGGCCTCACGATGGTAACAGATCGTTTGACGGTGGCGACAGCATGGCTACACAATATAGACAAGAAGGCGTTAATTTGTTGCCTGAGCATTTTACAAATCCTCCTGATATATCGCAAAAGAAAGGCGATATAAAGATATCAGCAGGCATTACTGCAATGTCTCAAGCAATGGAAAAGGGTCTTTTTAAAGTTTTTAAAAGTTGTTATTTTTGGCAACAAGAATACGGCCAATACCACTTTGGCGACCAAGGCAAAATTGTTGATAAAGACGATGATTTGATGTCTGCTTCTAGGTACTGTTACCAGAGCAGACGGTTTGCTGAGAAATCTAGAAGCACAGCAAACAAGAAAAAAAGACCTTGGGAAAAACAAAATAAATCTACTTATGATTGGGTTATTTAATGCTTACAAATAAAGACCTTCTTTCAAAGATACAGAGCTATGAAGACAATGTGTCTGACAACCTAGATAGTGATGCATCTCAGACTCGCGCAGATCTTATGCGCTATTATCTTGGTGAAGAATATGGCAATGAAAGAACTGGCTACTCATCGATAGTTACAAGAGAGGTTTTTCAAACAGTAGAAAACATAAAATCAGACATTGCTGAATTGTTTATTGCTGATGATGAGACTGTTAGATTTGAGCCGCAAGGGCCAGAAGATGTTGAAGCAGCCCAGCAAGCAACAGATTATATCCGCTATGTCTTTTACCGACAAAACGATGGCTTTTCAAATGTTTTAGACAGCCTATACGATGGGCTTCTCCAGCGTCAGGGCGTTATCAAGCGATGGCGCTCTATGGAAGATGAGATAACAACTCATTCTTTTGAAAACATATCAGAACAAGCGTTTCAAATACTTCAAGCAGACCCAGAAGTTGAAATAACTGAATTTGAAGAGTCTATAGATTTAGAGACTCAGATGATTTCTTTTGATGGAAAATTAATTAGAACTCAAGAGAAAGGAAAAACAAGGATTGAGGTTATACCTCCAGAAGAGTTTGCCATACATCGTGACGCAACAACGATTGAAGACGCAAAGTTTGTTCGTCAAAGAAGCATGAAGTCAGCAAGTGATTTAATCGCTATGGGTTTTTCCAAGGAAAAAGTTAAAAACCTTGGATCGTCAACAGGTTATACCGAATACGATTCTCCTGAAAGAATTGCTCGCCAGTTTGACACAGACGATTACGGTGAAGAAGGCAATGACATTATCAAGATGTATGACCTTCATGAAGTATATATGCGGTGTGATCGCAATCAAGACGATTATGATGAGCTTTTAAAGGTTTGCTTAGTAAACAATGTAATACTAAATATTGAAGAAGTTGATGAGATACCTTTTGTTATTTGGACTCCTATTAGGATTTCTCACAGACTTACAGGTCTTTGCCCAGCGGATGCTGCTGCCCCAATACAAAAAATGAAAAGCCAGTTGTGGCGGAATCAGCTAGACAACCAATATAACCTAAACAATGGACGACCAATTGTTGTTGAAGGTCAAGTTGATCTAGATTCCGTCATGAATAGTAAACCAGGCGCTCCATATCTGGTTAAGCATCCAAACGGCATCTCATTCCCTCAGCAGCCATCTTTTGGCACTCACACCTACAATATGATGGGTATAGCTGATCAGATGCTAGAGCAGGATGTAGGCTCTACTGACAACACTATTAGCCCAGATATATTAAACGGAAACACCGCATCAGGCGCTGTTAGTCAGGTTCTATCTAAGCGACAGGCCCGTATTCGCTTGATAGCTCGTGAATTTGGTGAGTTTTTGCGTAAAGTCTTTATGGGTGTTTATGAGTTAGAAATAGCTCATGCTGAAGATAAGAGTATATTTCGTTTAGACAATAAATTTGTTGAAGTTGACCCTCGTAGCTGGAATGCGCGAAAAGATGTAACGGTTCTTGTTGGTTTGGGTAATGGAAACAAGACAGAACAACTATTTCATATGCAGCAGACTATGCAAGCACAGCAAGCTATGGTATCTAATGGTGGCATGGGTGTTACCGTACTTCCACAGCAAATAGTACAATTGCAAGAGGATATGGTTAAGCTGTTTGATAAAAGCGCTCATGGTAGGTATTTCACTATGCCAGACCCTGAATTTACTGGTCAACAGGAAGGTCCATCACCTGAGCAGCAAGCTATAGAAGGTCAATTGCAAATAGAGCAAGGCAAGCTACAAATCAAGCAGGCCGAACTTCAGTTAGCGCAAGCCGAGCTTGAAATAAAGCAAAAAGAGTTTGAGCTTAAAGTAAGAGAGCATGAGGACCAAAACGAATTTAAGTTAGCTGAGTTAAACCTGGAGGCAAGAAGTGACAGAGCCGTCAAGATTGGCAATTAGTTTAGATTGCGAGAATGCGGATTTAGATAAGAAAATAAAAGTTGCAAATGCAGCTTATAGATTGATAAACGATGATTCGGTTAAGTTTATCTTTCAGGAAATGCAAGAAAATTTATTTAAAGCATTCTCTTCTGTTCAGACACCAGAGGTTGGCGAGTCTGTTTGGAGAGAAGTTAAAGTTATTAATGCATTGAAAGACAATTTGGAGTGGTATGCAAACCAACGAGAAAGTCTCGCAAAACGAGCAAGAAAGTGAAGAATATTACATAGTGTCTGAATCAATTATGAATTGGATGCGGTCGGTGGCTTATACAAAGCTAACGATGCAAGAAGTCGATGGTAAGGTTGAAGAATTGTGGGCTTGTCCTACTGTTCAACAGTACCTTGATCTGCAACAAGAAAAGAAACCCCAAATTATTACTAATTAAAGGACAACGGGAAACCGACCCTTGAGGAAGCAAAAATGTTAGACAATGAGAACAACTCTTCGGAACTCTCTAATGAACCCATTACACAGGATGCTGGAATAGAGGCAATAATGGGCATGGTCAATCCTAAAGAAGATTTAGGAGAAATTGAAAATGAACCTGTAGCTGAAGTTGAATCTGAAGAATACTCTGAAGATGAGACTGAAGAAACCCTTGATCAGATTGAAGACGATGATTCTGAGGAAAGTGATTTAGCGGAAGATTATTCTGGCGAAATCGAGCTTGATCCTGATGATTACGAATATTTAGTCTCTGCCAAAGAATTTCTTAACAAAAATGGTCTTGACGACATTAAGAAAATTGAAAACGGCATATTGATGCAAGGTGATTATACTCGCAAGACTCAGGCATTATCTGAAGAACGTAAGGTTTTTGAAGAACAGCGTAATAGCAATCTAGAAGAGACTGCAAAAATGCTGGAAACTGCCCAGGCTATGATCTTAGGTCAAAAGCCAGAGCTTTCAACTCAAAAACTTATGGAGTTAAAACAGACAGATCCTTATGCTTATGAAAAGGCATTGGAAGCTAAAGTTGTTTATGAACAGCGTCAAGAAGAAATCACTGCTGCTCAAAATCAAGTTGCCGCGCAGTATCAAGAGCAACTAAAAGAAGCAGAGAAACAAACTTCAATTGAACAAGCAGCAAAACTTATGGAGTTAGAGCCAAGTTTTTCTAACCAAACAACTGCTGTTAAGAATGTTGAAGTTATCAGTGATTACTTTGAAAGCATTGGTGGAGATACAGAAATGTTAAACTCTATTAATGACGCGCTGGTCTTAAAAGTCCTTTATGACGCAGCTACAGCTAACAAAGCTCAAAAACAGGTTGCTAAAGTAAAAGCTCCTGCAAAGAAAAAGGCATCAAAAACTGTTTTACGAAAAGGTGTGTCATCAAGTCGAGCGGAAAAACAGGCTGCGGCAAATTCCAAAAAACTAAAGGATGCCACTAATCCAGATGGCTCATTTAGTCAACAAGCTGCCGTAGATTTAATTCTCGATTCTTTTAAATAGGTAAAATATCATGGCTACAATTACATCAACCTCAGTACCAGTTCTTACTGGTCAAGGCAACATTCGTGAAGATTTAGGTAACGTAATCTTTAACGTAACCCCTTTCCAGACTCCATTTACTTCTGGAATTCCTCAAGCTCGCGTAACTGCTGACACTCATGAGTGGCTGACCGATACTTTGGCAAACTCTGTCTCTGACAACGCAGTAGTTGAAGCGGGAGATCCAATAGCTGCTGTTGCAGGTTCAACTCGTACTCGTAAAGGTAACTTCATTCAAATCGCTGATACTTCAGTTGTTGTAACTAAGAAAGCTGAATTCATGGATCGTGCAGGTGTTCCTGGTCGTGAAATGGCTTATCAGTTAATGAAGAAAGGTAAAGAGCTACAAATGGATGTTGAAAAACAAACATTGCAGGCTTATGGCTTAACTCCTAACACAGGCGGAACTCCTGCTGCTACTAAGCGTCAAGGCACTTCAGGTGATCCAGGCGTTTCTGCGGCTGTTGGCTCTTGGATTCTTTCTAACCAAGAATTAAATGCTGCAACTAACGCTTCTTTAAACACTGCTTCAGATGGAACTACTGTTCCCGTAATTGGTTCTGGCGGCACTCCAACAAACATCATTAACCAAACTAGAATGGATAATTTGCTTGACGGTGTTTGGAATAACTCTGGCGATATTAATAGCGCAAAGATCATGGCAACTGCTGGCACTGTTTCTTCATTTCGCGCCTTAAGCGGCATGGCTGACAATGTTGACACCAACTTAAACGGTAACTCTACTAGCGGTGGTAACATTATCTCTCGCGTAGCTGTTTACGTTTCTCAGTTTGGCCCAATTGCTGTTGTTCCTAACAAGCATATGCCTGCCAACACTTTGTATGTTCTTGATTTTAGCACTTGGGGTCTAGCATTTGCTGGTGGTAAGAAGATTCATACCACTGATATTGCTACTCGAACTTCTGCTGAACAGAAACTTCTAGAGTGTTATTACACTCTTGAGTGTCGTTCTGAAGAAGCTAACGGTGCTTACTACAACATTACATAGTGTTTAAGTAAGTTTGGTGGGGGAGTTCACGCTCCCCTTACCTTTATTTTTATTAGGAGTTTATTATGCCATCAGGTAAAGGTACATACGGTTCAAAAGTAGGTCGCCCATCAAAGGCAAGCAAGCCTAAGCAATCTAAACCTTACAAAAAAAGCAAGAAGTAATGAGATCATTTGTTGAAAAAGATTTTAGCAATGGTGTCCAAGAGGAAACACATTTTACCAGTGATGGTGGGATGCACCAGACCTTTACTCAAGACATAACACAGTTAATGGATGATAACAAAAACAAAAGAAATTCCACTAGCTCTTGGATGAAGTACGATCCAAAACAAAATTACCATCAAGTTTTAGATTTATCTATGACTGATGTTATGCGTATTAAAAGAGAACACGGTGTTGATTTACTTGGTGATAACGTAGATTACAAATACCTGTTTAAATTAATTGAAACGCATTACCCTTACATGAAAACCACAACAGCGAGGCTGTAATGGCTCTAAGCACACTATCCGATATAAGAGCGTCTACGGCTGATTGGTTAAACCGTTCTGACCTATCTGCTCAGATTGAAGATTTTGTAAATCTTGCTTCTGAAGAAATGCAGCGAAAACTGACAATTCCATTTTTGAATAAAGTTCAAGAATACACAGTATTAGCAGCAGATGTTACAAATGGCTATTTCACCATCCCTTCAAAAAGCCTTAGCGTTATATCTGTAACTGATTCTAAGGGACGGGTTCTTCAACCATTAACATTTGAATCTTACAGGGGTCATATTACTGGCGGAGGAATTGCATCTGTCTATAGCTCAACTGATGACAAGATATATATTGGTTCAAACCCTTCTGCCGGAGAAGTATTTACCATCCAGTATCAATCTGGTGACAGCCCAAACCTAGAAAACTATCAAGGTGTAACCGATGCTATTGCAATGCCAGAGGTGTTGTTAATGGGTGCTTTAATGTTTGGTTGCACATATTTAAAGGATGATGTTAGAGCGCAAATGTTTAGAGCTAAGTTTTATGATGGAATTGAAGATCAAAACAGAAAAGGAACTGGAGGTGCTGGTCGATCCCGCATCACAGACCATAGTATATCCACTAATGGAGGTCCGTTAGTCTAATGACATCTAATATAAATCCAACCCTACCTGCACAGGGTACAGCTACTACATCATCAGTTAGAACTAATTTTCTAGAAGCGGCAAAAGATATTGACAAGCTTCTTAGGTCTTCTTTTGACTTTCAAACATCAAACGGTAGCAGTAGTTCGTATACTGCATCTTTTCCAAATGGTGAGTCTGCATTTACATTGGTTGATGGCGCTAGAGTTTTAATCAAGATACACACTAATAGCACTGGCACTGTACCGACATTAAACGTAAACACAACAGCAAATAAAACTATTGTTACAAATAGTGGTGGTGCATTACAACCTGGTGATCTTGCTGCTAATGGTATTTATGATTTTGTCTATTCTTCAGTAATAGATAAATGGGTTTGTTTGAACTTAGCATCATTTGATGGCAGCGTATACGCTCCTGCTGGTGGTAGCAATGTGCCTTTTGAGGTTGCAGGCCCAGGCTCACAAAATGAAACTAATGCTATTCGCAGAGATACTTACGCAACAAGTAATGGACAATATGGCGGCACATTAAAAGCTAGGCTCGATGGCAGCACTTTATATTTAAGAGCTGACGGCCAGAACGCATAATGCCTATTATATTTAACGGAACAACTGTAGATAGCATTGTCTTTAACGGGACTGTTATTGATACTGCGTTTTTTAACGGCACTGAGGTTTCCACCCCGCCATCAACATTAACGTGTGGCTCAGGATCAGATAACCCAAGCGAGGCTGTTATTGGTTTTAAGCTTGGTTCACTCAATAATATACCAGAAAATGGACTCCTATTTCCAAACCCACCTAGTAATCTAACTACTTCAGGTTCAGGGATTCCAGCAGTAAACTTTGTGGATAGTGTTTTAGACGTAGATTTTAAAGTTAATGGGATACTAAACGGAACAGGCAGAAGGGTTTCTTTTAGGACTATTGGGCAGCTTACTGGTAACGCAGACAATATGTTTACTACCCTTAGTGTTACTGGTAAGTTTTCAGATAATCCAAGTCTAACGCAAACAAAAAATTTACCAATAACTTCTTTAAATGTTAGGACACTTAATACATCTGTTGGTAATAATATTTACACGCAAACTTACCAAACAAGCAACAGCCAATTTGACACTAAATTTGGATTTATTGCTACAAATCAGTATGAAGTTAAATTCCTTGGAAGAATTATTTAATGCCATTTGAGACAGACAAAGACAAAGGCTTTAAGATAGACCTATCAGAACTTATAAAAACTGGTGTCTATCCTGAGCGTTTTGATCGATCTATTCCTTTCTGGGAAACGGTCAATGGTGTCCAGTACAATGAATTTGGCATGAAGAGGAAGGCTGGTCGGCAACTTGTATACACTACAGAAGTTGAGGGCGGTGCAGATTTAATAAACGATGTTGTTAAAATTGAATCAACATTTTCTGCCCAATTATATCAACCACCTCCATCAGTTCTTCAAATCCAACACAAGATATTTTTTAATGGCGTAAAGAATTT